AAGGGCATGTATATTTATGGCCTGTTGTTGTCGATGATTCATGCGTATTTGTGTGGTATTGGACATTCTTATTATGTTTGGGTGTATTTACATGTCGTTCGTAGTCGGTTTTATTACTCGATGTAAAATCACACAAATCGCAAACGTAACTGGTTTTTAGTTTATGGTATTCCATGGATGTATTCTTTATATTTTATATTACGACAAAAAATACGCCTAAATATACGACCAACGCTTTCCGCGGACGGTTCGTAAAAAAAAGTCAGTCACAATATTTTTTATCAAAAATTCGCATTTGTGAGCATAATGGTCACAACCGTGTTTTTTGATGTTTTGAAAATCGCGTTTTAAAAACTTCCAAGCGCAAAGGCCAAAATGGACATTTATTTGGACATTTCTAACGGACGACAAAAATACGCAAATATTGCGGGTTCGGCAATACATACATATTGGAATATTATAGTAAGCCAAACCATTTGTGGTGTCATATTTACAATACTACATATAATACGCTTGTGTGTTTTTCCATCCCCATAATCGTCGAATTCCGAACTATAAAATTCCCGATTTGTGTGAATTTTCATGATTTTGAACGGAATATTTTTGGCCGTAAAGTCTTTGAAAATAGGGGACCGAGGTTTTGGAACCAGGACTTTTGGATTTTCATGATTTTGAACGGAATATTTTTGGCTGAAAAGTCATTCAAACTTATATTTTGATTCGTATAAGTTTGAAGGTTTGAAATTTGAACGAAAAGTGTTCATTCGAACGGAATATTTTCGGCTGAAAAGTAGGATTTCCGAATATTCAGCCCAAACTGAATTCTAACCCTAATATAATCGCAATCATCGAGAACCAACTAAACGCGTAATTCAACGAAGCACCGCGGATTTTTCCGTAGGCTCGCGCCATGAAGGGCAGCATGATAAAAAACAGCACCCACGATAAGAACCAACCTGTGAACGCATAGGCTGAGAACCGGATGATTTCGTCATATTTATGGTAAAACTGGCGAAGAGTGTCTATGGACATATTCGATAAAATTGAACAATATTTATAATACTATTGTAAATAAACATAAGAACAGAAAATCAAAGATACATGTCACAGAACGGCTACATCTATATTCGCAGACATTCATCATATGACGCATTCAACGCGTGTAAATTAGGAAAAACAACAAATATACCAGATCGAGATTCAATATATGCTACTGGTGAGATTATAAGAGGACGTTTTGTGGTCGTCCTCGAAGTTTCGTTGCCTCAAATGAGTATTATTGAACGATTTCTCCAGCATGAATTTCAAACGTATCATATAAAACGTGACGCTGGATCCGAATTTTACAGTAATGAGATCATAACATGTATAGAACCATGTCTCCAAGAGCACGGAATCACATATCGTCGTATTCCAGAATGTGAAATCGTTGAACTATTGCGAAAACATCGTATTCGCAACAATTTTCAAAAATTACGCGCTTCACTATTAATTTTCCGACTGAAACAACGCTCCGAGTCTACTTCTTATGTCCCACGAGCATATCAAAATGCTATTATTGCGAAATCAGTAGAACACTTTACAAAAAATAACAAAGGGCTTCTTGTTCTTACGTGCGGGATTGGCAAGACTCTGATTTCGTTGTGGGTAGCGGAGAGATTAGAGCGAAACAACCGGATCGTGATCGGTGTTCCAAATAAGCAGTTAGTGAAACAATGGAAGTCTATTATAACGCTTTTATACGCGGATTATCCACTACTTGTTGTATCAGGTGGTGTAAGTGTTGACGACGTCGCCAAATTTATTCAATATAACGACAAACGCCATATCATTATAACGACGTATTCATCTTCTCACAAGGTTTATACAGCAGCGACCGCCAATTCTTGTTCGTTTGATTTCAAAATCAACGATGAATGTCATCATTTAACAACGACAAACATGCGTCTTGCGGAAACAACAAAATCATATATACATATGCTGATGATTCCGTGTGACAAGCAATTATCTCTGACCGCTACGTTGAAGATGATCGATGATACTTCAAATGTCGATGGCAGTATAGACGAGAGGTGTATGATATCGAATGACGACACAGACCATTTCGGCGAAGTGATTGAACGACGTTGTGTATTATGGGCAATCCGACAAGATATTATTTGCGATTATCAAATTCAAACGATTGTGGCGTTGGAAGAACAACTTGAGGTTCTTTTCCAACAGTTTGAAACACGCGATGAAAACAATCAACGTCTTCTACTCAGCGCATATGCCGCGTTGAAAAGTATAAGCGAAAGACATTCGCATCATATGCTGATATATTCCAATAATAAGGCGAACTCAACACAAATCATTACATACATACGACTCCTTCTGGAAGAAAAATATTTCGATATTCCTGAATTATATTGTTCAGAATATCATAGTGATATGAAATCGGGGATACAAAGCGATATTCTCACAAATTTCGGTAATTCCAAGAAGGGTATCATTTCATGCGTCTATTGTCTTGGTGAAGGTTGGGACTTTCCTTTACTCGACGCAGTCGTATTCGCGGAAAATATGTCATCAAATATTCGTATTGTTCAGTCAGCATTACGGCCTTGTAGAAAGAATGTGGACGAACCCAACAAAATCGTGAAGATTATATTACCGATATTGAACAGAGATGATTGGTTGTCTAATCATGAAAATCCAGATATGCGAAAATCCCGCGAAATTATTTACCAGATGGGACTTGAAGATGAAACAATATCACAAAAAATCAAAGTATTTCAGATTGAAATCAAAAAATCCGAGAGAAAGCTGTCGCTCAACGACCACGACGACCGCGACCACGACCACGACGGCGACCACGACCGCGACCACGACGACGGCGACGACGATATCGGAGAATATGACGACGAACTTACCCAACAACTACGACTTAAGACGGTAAAGCGAGCAGCGCTCGGCACATCATACGAACGCGCAAAACGAATCATCGCAGACCACAATATAAAAACCCGAATGGACTATTACAATTTATGTCAGCGCGACAACCGCTTACCAACTGAACCTCAAACAACATACAACGGTCAATTCACAAATTGGATCGATTATTTAGGAATACAACGTGTCTATTATCAGGTAGATGTATGTAAGGCGAAGGTAAGTGAATACTTGTCACAGCACCCAGAAATAAGAGCAAATGGATTAGATTTGTCCAAAATCTGCGAGGATTTGTGTTTATTGGACCCACTTTTCCCACCAAATGGGCTATGGACCGATTATTACAATATACACGAACTCAGCGAAATCATAGTAATTATCAAAAAACGAAAAGCCAACATCGCCTTATGAATGGTGAGGGGAAGTAAAAAATACTTGTTAATGGAAAAATTGAAATAGATTTCAGAAAAAACGATATAAAGTATTTTCTACTTGGTTATATATAAATCCCGCGATGTCGTCATCGAAATCATATACGTGCGACTTATGTAAGAAGGTTTTTACTCAGAAGATTGATCTTACACGTCATCAGAATAGGAAGGGTGCGTGTGTGTCTGTAGGTGAAATACAACAAATGGCGATGAAGAAGGAGGAGAAAACGGATGTTCGGAATGAACTTAACAACGTGTTTGACCGGTGTTTGGATATACTGCGTGCCGAAGGTCATACTGGTGAAAAGGCGTTGCGAAATATTTCGTTGCTCTTGATTTTGAAATTACTTGAACCTCTGTTTCGGTCTGGAGGTAAGATTGATATTGCGAAGTATGATTTCAGCGCGGGATTGGAGGAACATTTTGATAATGAAGGGTTAATCGAACACAACAAACAACGACTACTAACGTGTGTGCTTTTCAGCAATTTATCGAAGGAGAAAGAAGATAATATTCCGCAATTGTTGAAATACATTTGGGATATTATATTGTCGTGCCATCCAGCAACCAAATCTATATTTCTGAAAGGTCGCGGCTTTGATATTCGCCATCAGTCTACATTCAAGAAATTAATTGACCTACTTTGTAAGGTTGATTTAACGAAAACTGAGTTCGACGTTCTGGGAGAGGCATATGAAAAAGTTATACAAAATATAATGACCACCTGTAAGGAGTTGGGTCAATTCTTTACCCAACCATTAGTGAAGAAAATGATGGTGCGTCTTATTGACCCGCAAGTTCGCGAAGATGGAACGTTTGAATCATGCGCTGACCCAACGATGGGAACGGGCGGATTCCTGATTACATATTTACAAACCATCATGGAACAGGCCAAGATACGCAATATTAAACTGAACTGGGATTATATCATTTCCACCGGTTTGTATGGAAAGGAACTCAACCCAGATACGTTTCACTTGGCAGTTTCAAATATGTTGATTTCATCAGGTTATATGTTTGATGGATTGGAATGCGGTGATAGTATCCGCCAACCAATTACGCGAAAATTCGATAATATTCTGGCAAATCCACCATTTGGAATTAAACTGAATTATGACGAGTTACAGTCACCGCTGAAGTGTCAGTATTTTCCAATCAAGACGGATATTGCCGTATCACTCTTCATTCAGGCAATTATTTATATGCTGAATATCGGTGGGAAATGCGCGGTTGTATTACCAGACGGTCAAGACTTGTTTTCAAAAACGAATGCCTCCTTAGTTGCGGTTCGCGAGTATCTTATGAAAACATGCGACTTAAAAGAAATATACTATCTCCCTTCTGGTATATTTACCAACACATCCATAAAAACATGTGTGTTTTACTTTGTGAAAAAACGCGAAGGGACCGAAGTGGTCGAAGTGAAAATCAACGTTTCTAAAACGCAAGCTGAAACCGGACGCGATTACAAGTTTTCAAAGACGCATCAAACAACAAAAGTCGCGTTTTATGACTATAATCCATATGAGGGTGAAGGTGTGAAAAATCTCTTGGTTGAAGTTCCGATTGAGAAAATTGCGAGTAATTCATATTCGCTGAATTATGCGGAATATATGAAAGATGATGCCGAAGAAGAACAATACGAAGATGGTTTTGTGGCGAAGACACTTGGGGAGATTTGTAAGTTCTTGCCAAAAAGCAAAAGGAACGCAAAGTATGGTAATACTGAAGGAAAATATCCATTCTTCAAAAGTTCTACAAAGGTTGATAGTTATGTGAATGAACCGGATTATGAAGAAGAAAGTTTGGTAATCGGTGATGGAGGAGAACCGAACATAAATTACGGTGTTACATTTTCAGCAAGCGACCATTGTTACATTCTTCAAAACAAAGATGTGTCATTATTGAATCTCAAATATGTTTATTATTATTTGTATCATAATTTGGAAATGATGAAACAATTATATACAGGTGTTGCTATTAAAAACATATCAAAAACAAACATTCAAGGAATTAAAATCCCGATTCCGTCTTTTGAACGCCAACAAGAAATCGTAAAACATTTAGATTCTGAATACGAAAAAACCCGTCAGTTGGAAATTGAAATAGAAAACAAAAAAAAACAAGCTCATCAATTTATTGATAGGATTGCTAAGTCTAGTAGTAAAAAAGAGGACCACAAAGAAGAGGACGTCGCGAAGAATGCTTTTCCTGCTGCTGCTGCTGCTGCTGCTGCTGCTGCTGCCACTTCTTCTATCGAAGAAACTACTACACCAATATCTAAAATCGCTCCAAAAACCCGAAAAATAATTGTAAAAAAGCCGGTGGCGAATTTGTAGGTAAGTGAACTGTGTCTATTTCCTGTCACTGCGAGTTCTTCGCCCACTACCACGTCTTCGTGTGTTACGTATATGTCATCGTCGTGATCGTCATTTTATTTTTACTTGTTAAGGAGTCAAATCTTCACAAAACGACGACATACCATAGGGATATTTCTTTCCGGTGCGGACATCCACGTAACCATTCGTATCCGCACAATTCTGCGCAGACCATCCAGTTGTCCAGTTCCATCCAGTTATCCGCGTAACTTCATCGCGAAGAACCATAACGTATTCAGGGCATCCTTTTGCGAGTTCTT